AGAGCAGCAGTTGACCAGTGTTATTGGCATATTCATAGTCGCACCAGTATGAATTACTTCCTCCGCCCAAAGTAGTTGCGATAAGGTCGAAGTATTCGCCAAGCATCATCTTTGTGACATATCCCTCACTGTTTGCTGAAAGGGTGCGTCTGACAGTCTGGCGATACTTACCCGATGGGTGTGTAGCCAATTCAGCGTATGACGGCATACGGTTGCCCTCATAGATATAGAACTCGTTTCCCGTTTGAGCAGTGTTTTCAGAATTTCCGAAGTATGCACCCTGAATCATCTCCCACTGCCAGCCCCATGCGTCTTCAAATCCGTTCAGATTGACACGTGAGCAATCCACGCCTACAACCGTGCCATTCGTGACTGTAATGTTTATCTTTCCGTTGTTATCACCGAGTGATTTTGTCGCACCGGTAAGGAGGCTTGTAGTACCTACCCAAAGGTCTTTCCAACCGCCCGAGCCACTAACGCCCTGACCGATTTTATCCTGCGCGTTGGGGCTACCATACTGCGAAAGACAAAGCATCATCATAAAGCGGCGATGGTCATAGTTGACAAGACCCCAGTTCTTTCCGTTTACCTGTGCATCAGTCCAGAACTGCGAGATTGTACGCGAACCAGCGGGTCTTACTCCTGAACGAGAAGTCAATGCTGCTCCTGCAAGCGAAGCCTTATATGCGCCTACGCAGATGTAATCACCTCCGTCCGCATCACCGATGAAATGCCCTCCGATTGGAAGCATCGACATCCAAAGGTAATCAACCCCAGACGCGGCATCACGCTTAACTGTGTAGTAAAGCCGGGGAGCAATGACCATCACATGACCCTTTGTTTCATCAAGGGTAGTTCCGTCAGCAAAGACACCTGAGTTGACGGGCGAAAGTTTGGCAGCTTTACCATCGTTGGTAACGAGATAGCGACCGACCATAGACTTGTATTCGTTCCACATACCGGTATTACCGATAACGCCCCATTCTGGACTGCTGGTGCCTTGCTTAATAGGAACACCCCATGCTATCTGACGAAGCAACTGCTCGTCATCGGTGTTCATTGAGTTCATAAAGTTGTCAAGGGTGATTCTGCGGACAGAACCATTTACCTCAACCATCACACCGTTATTCTTCTGAATAGAAGGCACAAGTGTGGCGTTTCCAAGATTCTTTTTAGCCATATTATTGCGTTTGTATTAAGTTGTTAGTGTTAATTCCACTCTGCTTCTGCCACGACTTCAACATCACCCATTTCACCATTACGGTCGGTTTCGGTTGTGGTGACTTGAATTGTGTTGGCATTTGCAGTCTTGACGACTGACCATGTTTTCCTATCCATCACATCCATTCGCCATTTTACACCAGTTGGCGTGATTTCTTGATTTGAGCCATCGGGCAGGAAGCGAACTATCTTCGCCTTGACTGTTACAGGGCTACCGGTATCAACATCCTTTTGTGTAGAAGAAATGAAGCAGATAACTTGATAGTCATCCGATGTGTCGATAATGCGTATTCCGGCTCTGAATACTGGGGTTGTGCTGGAAGAATCCTTATAAAATTCAGCGATAAACAACTGAGTGCCGTCAACATCCGCATTTGTGACAGTGATGGACTTCATACCGTTCTTAGCACTCCAAAGGGTGTTATCCCTATACCATTTCACATAATAGTTGGTCAGTTCCGATGCACCAAGCCATAACTTAGTGGAAAGCACGGTTGAAGTGATGTCGGATGTAAGCTGCTCGGTGGTTGCGTTTACATAACCGGCATAAGAAGTAGCACCGACAGTCTGAATAAGCACATCGATGGATTTTTGCAGGTTGTATTCCGTACCGCCTACGGTTGCCACGCAAGAATAAGAAAGCGTATCGTTGGCGATATTAGTTGAACTTGCAAGGTTCTTAACGATTCGTAATGCCCCGGTGATTGTGTTCATCTTGAACACTCCCGTACTGTCAAGCCGATACCCATCCGCATCAGTTGTACTATTAAAATTAAGGGTGACTCCGTTGTATTGCCATTGGTGGAATGACAAAGCCACAGATGCGCCTCTTGCAGATGTCACATTGGGAACGATGATAGGTTGGTTGGCTGCAACCGTCCAATCAGGAGATACTGTGCCTGACTTGTCATCCACACCTTGATAGAGGGGGATGCCATTGGCGATTTCAAGCGAAATAAAGAATGTATCACCATTCCTTAATCGCTTAATTGTAATACTACCTTGTGCGCTGTAAGACATATTATTTCAGATTTATTTATTGTTGATAAAAGCAAGTGCATCATACTGGTCGCACACTACGCCATTCAATTTATCAGCACGTTCTTTAAGTGTACCGGAAATACAAACCGAGTTCATCAATTCCTTTTCATTGATACACATCATATCCCCATTACATACATGGGTTTCAACTTGGAATCCGTAGTTAACGGCCTTTGTTTTGTCTGCAATTATGTAATTCATCAGTTGAAAATTAAATCGTTACCATTCTCATCCGTAAAGATGTCATTGTTTTCATCGGTTGCAATGCAGTGTGCTTCCTTGAGTTCTGACATAGTATGCAGTTCAATCCACGAATCGTTGTAAGACGAGCCTATTCCGGTCAATGAAAGAAGAAACTGTGTTACATCACCCTCATTCAGAAGCACATTGGTTTTAGCGTAGGTATCAGCATACCAAAGAATCCTGATAAGGCTACCCGGACAATCCACAACGTTTCCGTCATAATCCACCATAACCTCGTCATAGCGCATCGTGTCAAATGGGCTAATGTCTGTTCCGTTTGTCATTCGGATTGTGTATCGTGGATTCAGACGATTGACCGAGAACTGAACCATTGCCACTTCTCTATTTTCCGCATAGGCCCGAATCACATAATCAGATTTATGAATCAGACGTAAGTCTAATGTTATCTGAGTGGGTGCAATAGCGATTACTTCATCTTCTCCTGCGGTCAATTCAGTGAATGATGTAGCGGTATTCACTCGGAATAATTTTATGTTATATCCTGTTGTTATGACTTTATCACCACTGTATAAGGATACCGGGATAACGCGGTTATAGGCGTTTTCATCCGTTGCGGCTGTCTGCGCTGATGATGATGCTGTCTGCAATCCGTGGGATGTCTTATATTCATAGAGGAAAAGCTTATCCTTGAAAGGATTGTATTGGATAATCATATCGTCACCTATGCCAAGTGAATACATATTATGCGACTTGTCAGAGCATGATAACACAATAGGCTCGGTCTTGATAGGAATGTTAACGCCTAATCGATTGTCTGCAAGGACTCCCTCAAAATGCAATGATACCTGTTCACCCGGTGAGAAGTTGCGCATTACTGAAAGCGCACCACGTAGTGAGCCGGTCTGATTGATAGAATAAAGATTTTCCCATTCAGGAAGCGTGGAAATGTCTTCACCATTGGCAAACCACTTCATATCAGCAAGAGCGTGATTTGAATGTGGGTCGCCCCAACTATTATCTGCGGCACTTGCCACTACTTGAGGAAGAATCACTGTTGGTGAAAGTGCGCGATTAGGCTCATACTGATTTGTAAAGCCATTATATACTTGCACCACCGGACTGTTAGGGGTGATGTTGACCACCGAAACAGCCACGTTAAGAGGTGCATAGTCTATTCTTATTCTTTTTTTTGATATTTCCATTATGGTGCTGCTATTAGTTGAGCCTGCGCCACATCATCCCCGTCAATTTTTGCAACCATCGTGAATAAGGTGCTGATTGAGTTCGGATTTGTACCGAGGTCGTTATCTGTATCTGTGTATGTAAGGGTTATTGTTCCGTCAAAATCCTTTACCTTTTGTTTAAGCTGCCAAGCAGCATCATTCACAGCCTCACCGCTATCGCGTGTAATAGTCCAATCGGTTATCTGGTCGGTTATTTCTTTCCACCCTTGATAGACCCGACACGTTACTTCCATTGATTCGCCATAAGCAAGGAAGCCGTCACCATTTGTCGTAATTTCCATTCGGATGGGAAGCACTTGAGTTTGTTCTATGACACCAGTCATATAGATGTTATTCAGATATGCAGAATAACCGGTCATAAACAATCCGAATACGGAGAGATTACTCAAGTCACCAAACTGCGCACCGATATTGTTGGCGGTAAATTCCCAATCATTCACGCCTTTAAGATAGCGTTCATAAGTCCGGGTAGAATATCGGGATGTCTGACGGTTGGTATCGGTGAAGTTTCCATAACCTACAAAGTGCATAGCCTCACAAGGATGAAACTTCATCTTCCATCTATCCGACACCGCACGGAGCATATAGCGAAATTTGCTATTGCGACCAGTTTCTAAAATGTCGGTGATTCTGAAATATGCAGTATAGAAGCCGGCAAAATGAAAATTTCCAATGGAATCATCATAGTCTGCCGTTGAGTTGTTTGATTGTGTATATCCGTCGTGGAAAATACCCATGCAGATGTCATCAATCGCAACAGTACCGATTTCTCCATCCTCAAGATGAAGAATGACAGTACCGGTCATCAATGGATTGCCATCTGAATCAAGGTCAGGTATGCACTGTTCTACGATACCACCACCGGGAGCGTTCCACTTGTTGCCAATCTGAATCTCAACACGGTTATAGCGTAGTTCAGGAACCTCAAGGAATCTGCGAAGAGAAAGACTTTCAAGCCAGCCATTGCCATCTTCATCTACCATTCCACCAAAGCCCGTAAGACCATCCGCAAAACTATCACCGAACTGCACACCTTTCTCTCCTGTCAGCTTTCCACCGACATTCAAGGGATATGGTGTACGGTCAGCTTTCGTCTTACTAAGAAATTCCTTCAATGAACGAAGCGAAGAAAAGGCATTGCGATTGGTTGGAGTCGTTGTGTCGTTTGTTGTAATCAGATACACCGTGCTTCCACCTCCACCATTACCTCCACCTACAAAAGTCTGTCCTTTCAAGGTCAATGATTCAATGGTATCTTCCAACGCGCCTAATCGTGATATAGAAGGGGTTTCACCTACTGTGATTATGGGCGAGTCATAAGGATAATCAAGCTGACATTCATACCCCACAATGCGAGATTGTCTGCTTCCATTAACGAAGTAAGCATCACTAATCAGATTCACACAGTCGCCAAGACCAAATGGGAAATAATAGCCGGTAGGTGTTTCTCCTTGCTCTTTCATCCAATCCGACATCATCGTACAAGGATAGCTATTGGGGTCAACTTTCGTTTTCGCTATATATTCCTCAGTACGTTTAAGTAGTTCCTGCTCGGCATCTTCAATAAGTCCCAATGACGCTATTTTAGTGGCATCCCATCCATAAAGGACGTATTTATCACCAACTTGTGGCAATAGAACCGTATCGGGGAGCTTTCTTCCGTAATCTTCATTTGCCACAATCTCCCAAAGTTGCGCATCAGGATTCCAAGAACCATCTGATAATTTTTCAGACACTCCGAGGGGATTAAACATCACGCCAAAATCCAATCCGTTCAATTTACCAGACTGAAAAATGATGTGAAGTTCCTCATTCTCAAGAATGTAATCCTGCGAAAACTGAATATGGTTATCCTTGAATCGATAGAATGTTTCCGTGTTTGTCGTACCATCATCGTTTGTGACAGTATCGGTATATGTGCTTACAGAGTCAATCGTTCCGTCAGTCCGTGGATATATGTCATCAAAGACCACCACCTGCTCCACTGCTGCCTCAGTCGGCATATTGGGATAAGCATCCACATAGGGAGTTCCGACAGGGAGCATAAGTCGTTTCTGCACGATGCCATTGACAACCACGGTTTCATCAACGGGGCGATAGTTTACGGGAATATTCCGCGTTGAGCCAAAAGCATAGATTCTGGTGGCGTAAACATTCTTATTGCCTGAACTTGATATGTCAGCCACATTCACGCCTTGCTCAAAGTCAATCGGTGTGCCAATTTCACATCTGCCAAAATAAATCACATGGTCTTCAATCCACCATTCACACTCCCACGCTTCCGCCATCATATTAAGGGCGGTTATCATATCCGTATTGTTGTAGGTCAGAAGTTTTGCTGACTGCGTGACCGTGCTATCTATTGAAAAGATAAACTCCTGCTCGTTGTACTTATATCCTAATGCTTTAAGATTGCGCACAAATACGCCTAAATGCACATCAAGGGTTGCAGTAAGACTCCACGAAGCCTCGCGACCACCGGTTTCAGGGGTGTACTTGAAAATCTTATTTCGCCATTTACAATAATAGGCTTCAAGTTCTAATTCATAATCATAGCCCCCGGTTGATTTGTTGTAAGTGGGATTATACAACTCAACCAATTCAAAGCGGCCAAAACCCGGCACATCGCACCAATCGCCCAACTGAAAGTAAATAGGCTTGCTAACGCTGAATTTAAGCAAAACATAATCAGACCCCATCAACTCTACGACCCTTTTAGAGCCTTTATTGATGGGTGTCTGAAAACGTATCTCGTTTGCGGTATCGTATATCGTTAGCATACTGCAAAAGACGCAAAAGAAAAGCGAAGTAACCCAAATGTTACCTCGCTTAATCGCTACCTTTGAAAAGTAGTCGTAATTTCGCCCAATGTCAGGGCGAAGCATAGGTTAAACCCCATGACTTTTATGTAATCAATAACCCATTGCGTAAGACCGGTGACGGCTATTCCGTACCCAGCCCACATAAGGCATAAAGCGCAAGTTTGAATAATAGCATCCATCATCTTGCTTGATGAACTCGCCATACATTTTCAGTTTATCGCCTTGCAAAAAGGCAAATTTTGAATAGCCAATGACCTTTGAAACGGCTCTATCCATCTGCATAGACCCATAGCCAAATTTCTCAATAGCCGGGTAGATGATATTCTGAAAAGCGGTTTCGCTATCGGTCATATCCCCCTGCGGTATGATGCTTAGTATTCCGTTGTGTGCGAACCATACATCGCCACGATTAAAGGGGTGACAGTTGGCTCGCTTGATTGAGCCATGTGTCGCAAGGCGAAAATGTATGATGCAAGGCTCTTCATCTGATACCTTTTTCAGTTGTCTTTTGAAACTATCGAAGCTCATCCCCTTATAAAAGGTTGATGGGGATATGAAACCGCAACCGTGGGGATTTGCTTTGTAGGCTGCCTTGATGATGTCGTTTTCTGGCATTTTAACGCCTGCCGGCTTTACTATGATGACGCACATAATGATATTCTTTATTTTGATGTTTAGAAATGCTTGTAGGGGTTTTAATCGGTGTCAGGGGTATGTTTCAACCCCTGACCCTGATTGATGTCTTAAAGGCTTGCAAAGTGGCTTGCACGTGCCTTAAAGAATGACTTCTCCTCTGCGTTGAGAAATGGTATCTCGTCGATGCTTGCTACCGGGGCGGTCAGTCGGTTTTTCTTTGACCAGATGACGAGCTTTCCGCAGAAGCTAACCCAGTTGATGATTTTTTCGTAGTTGGTCGTGCCGGCGTGCTGTCTAAACTCGATGGTCTTGTGACGGCGGTAGCTT